GAACGGATTGCGCGCCTATCACCGCTCTTGCAGGCACGGGAAATCGGAAAGATTGAAGCCAATCTCGGCGCCAATCCACCGGCCAAGAAAACCTCCACCGCCCCGGCACCGATTGCTCCGGTTACGGCCCGTACCTCGACAGGTACGCCTGCATACGACACCACCGACCCACGTTCTGTTAAGAACATGTCAACGTCGGAATGGATCGAAGCGGAACGGGCACGCCAGATCAAGAAGTACGAGGCTCAACGCAGACGCTAGTCCATAGGACATAGACATCATGGCCAATAGCCTTCTTACCATCGACATGATCACCCGCAAGGCTCTCGAAATCCTCGAGAACAACCTGGTGATCACCCGCAACGTGAACCGTCAGTACGACGACAGCTTCGCTGTCGAAGGCGCCAAGATCGGTTCGACCCTCCGCATCCGTCTGCCCGACCGCGCTTTGGTCACCGACGGTGCTGCCCTTCAGGTTCAGGATGACAACGAGCAGTTCACCACGCTCTCTGTCAACAACCAGAAGCACATCGGCGTGAACTTCACGTCGGCCGAACTGACCATGCAGCTTGACGATTTCGCGGATCGTGTTCTGAAGCCGCGTATTTCGCAGCTTGCAGCGTCCATCGACGCTGACGTTGCCAGCGCCTACAAGGGTATCTTCTCGACCGTCGGCACTCCCGGCACGACCCCGGCCACTTCGCTTGTCCTGCTTCAGGCCCAGCAGAAGCTGAACGAGTACGCTGCCATGATGCCGAGCCGCTACGCGACCGTTAACCCGGCCGCCAACGCTGGTCTGGTCGAAGGCATGAAGGGCCTCTTCAACCCCGTTGACACGATCTCCCGCCAGTTCAAGAACGGCATGATGGGAGAGGGCGTCCTCGGTTACGAGGAGATCAACATGTCGCAGTCGATCAAGCAGCACACCTGCGGCACCCGCGTCGCTACGGGCGCCACGGTCAACGGCAACGCCTCGGAAGGTGCTACGACCATCACCCTCGCCAGCGCTGGTAACGCGCTGACGTTCACGGTGGGCGACGTGTTCACTGTGGCTGACTGCTACTCCGTGAACCCGCAGACCCGCGAAAGCACGGGTTCGCTCCAGCAGTTCGTCGTGACGGCCGCGAACACCTCGTCCGCTGGCGGTGCTGTAACTCTGGCTGTGTCGCCGGCGCTTTACTCGCCGTCGAACGCTCTGGCTACGGTCAGCACCCTCACCATCACTGGTAAGGCTGTGGTGTTCGTCGGCGCGGCTTCGACCTCCTACCCGCAGAACTTGATCTACCACAAGGACGCGATCTCGTTTGCCACGGCTGACTTGCTCATGCCGAGCGGCGTCGATATGGCGTCCCGCCAGGTTCACAACGGCATTTCGATGCGAATTGTGCGCCAGTACGACATCAACAATGACCGCCTGCCATGCCGCATCGACGTGCTTTATGGCTATTCCGTCATCCGCCCGCAGATGGCTTGCCGTCTCTGGGGTTAACAAGTTAAAAATAGGAGAATACGACAATGGCTATTCCTAGCGTAGGCGGCGGCTATCAGTTCAACGACGGCAACCTTAACGAAGTTAAGGTTTCTGTTGCTGCGGCCCCCACGACTGCCACGGACAGCGCGACGCTGACTGCGGCTCAGTTGACGAACGGCATCATCATCGGCACCCCGACGACCACGGCGGCGTACACGCTGCCGCTGGCCTCGGACCTTGATGCGCTGCTGACCAACTCCAAGGTCGGCACGACCTTCGACTTCCGCGTCATCAACACCACCACGGCTGGCGTCATCACTATGACGACCAACACGGGCTGGACGATTGGCTCGGGCGGCTCGCAGGGTCTGATGACCGTTGCGGCCACGGCTGGCACGGTTCGCGCCTTCCGCGCTCGTCGTCTGGGCGACAACTCTTGGGCGCTGTACGCGATCTCGTAAGCAACACGACCCCCGCTTCGGCGGGGGTCTAACCCTTTAAGGAGGCATAAATGCCGAATACCAAGCCTATTGGTGTCGCTTACGCAGATCCTGAACTGGTCGCTGGTACGACCATTACGGGTGCCGTTATCGACGCTACCTCCTGCACCGCCTCGAACATTGTTCAGGGTGCGTCTTCGCAGGTGCAGGGCGCCACGATTGCCACCACTGGCAACTCTGACGCCTATGTTGTCGTTCCGTTTACTGGGGTATTGAGCGCCGTAATCTTTTCCGGCGTTGATGCTCTGGCGGCGAACGACACCAACTACATTACGTTCTCCATCACGGACCTCGGCCAGGCTGGCTCGGACAGCATCGCACTTCTTGCTGCAACCGACGCCAACACGACCAAGGCTACGGGTGGCACTGCACTGACGGCTAACGCGCGCCGCAATCTGACGCTCACGGGCACCACGGCTAGTCTTGCCGTTACCCGTGGCGACCGTTTGCGTATCCGCGCAGCGGCTACGGGCACGCTGGCCAACACCGTGACCTTCCCGGTCTATACGCTTATCTGGGCCACCGCGTAACCTTGCGGGCGGTCTTCGGGCCGCCCGTTAACCTGTAGGGCACACATGACCACAATCTACCTTATGCACCCCAAGCACGGCGTCAAAGTCGCGACTATGGAAGCCGAAGCGCAGTATGACGAGATGAACGGGTGGCGCCGGTTTGAACTGGACGACCTCCAAGACGACGTCGTCGATGCTTTAGAATTGGACGCTATCTTGCCAGAAGATGAGGTTGAGGCTAACGTAATGGCTGAGGCTCCGCGTCGTCGCGGTCGCCCCCGGAAGGACGAATAGCATGACGACAACTGCCGACATCATTTACGGTTCCTTGCGGCTTCTGGGCGTTTTGGCGGAAGGCGAAGTCCCTTCTAGCGAGACGGCGCAGGACTCCTTGACCGCTATGAACCAGATGATCGACAGTTGGAATACCGAACGTCTGGCGGTTTTTTCAACTATAGATCAAGTTGAAACTTGGCCGCCTGGGCAGCGTTCGCGCACGTTCGGTCCAACGGGCGACATCGTCGGCAGCCGGCCCATCCTGATTGATGACAGCACTTATTTCCGCGACCCAGCCAACGGCATCTCATTTGGCCTGAAACTCATCAACCAGCAGCAGTACAACGGCATCGCGGTCAAGACCGTCACGTCTACCTATCCGCAGGTGTTGTGGGTCAACATGACCTATCCAGACATCGAGATGTACGTCTACCCGGTGCCGACAAAGGTCTTGGAGTTTCACATCGTCTCGGTGCAGGAGTTGTCCCAGCCGGCGACGCTCGGTACGGACTTGGCTTTTCCGCCCGGCTATCTGCGCGCGTTCCGGTACAATCTGGCCTGCGAACTGGCCCCGGAGTTTGGCGTGGAACCGTCCCGGCAGGTGCAACGCATCGCCATGACGTCCAAGCGCAACCTGAAGCGCATCAACAACCCTGATGACATCATGGCGCTGCCTTACAGCCTTGTTGCCACCAGGCAGCGGTTTAACATTTTTGCTGGAAATTATTAAGGATATAACATGTCCACTGTCGCTATCTCACAGCTACCCGTTGCAACCACAATTAACCCCGCTGACGAAATTCCTATCGTTCAGAGTGGGATTACAAAAAAAATTACAAACGCGCTGTTCTTCAGCACCACGTCGTTGGCCAGCGCAACTGGGCTTCCGATTGTGGCTGGTACAACTGGAACTTTGAGCGTTGCACGCGGAGGTACGGGCGTTACCACGGCGTCGGGCTCGGGTAGCGTCGTGCTGTCCGTTGCGCCGTCACTGACGGCTCCCAATCTAATAACCCCTACTTTGGGCGTTGCAGTAGCAACGTCTATTAACAAGGTAACAATCACCGCGCCTCCTTCCAACGCGACGCTGACCATCGCGGAAGGCAAGACACTAACGGCCAATCATTCACTGACACTAGCAGGTACTGACGCCACCACAATGACGTTTCCGTCTACAAGCGCGTCAATTGCGCGGACGGATGCAGCCCAAACGTTTACTGGGACGCAGACGTTCAGTGGCCCGGTTGTCGAAACTGCGCAGGTCCTGTTTGGCCCAGGCGCGGTCAACATTACGCAACCTGTTACGGCGTTCACGTCCACGGCAGCCGGCAACGCTTTGACGTTGGCTGACGGCGTTGCAGGACAGTTGAAAACCATCGTTTATGTCGCAGAAACTGCTGGCGGTGATACGGGTGTTCTTACGCCAACCAATCTTGGCGCGGGGTCAACCATTACGTTTAATGCTGTGGGTGACGCGTGCATCCTTCAGTTTATTGGAACAGATTGGTGGGCTATTTCGCTTCGCGGCGCGGTGCTGGCTTAACCCATGCAGACGCCTATCCTTGGTTCATCGTATGTTGCCCGCAGCGTAAACGCTGCGGACAGCCTTATGGTAAACCTGTTTCCCGAAATGGTGCCCGAAGGCGGTAAACAACCCGCCTTTTTGATGCGTTGTCCTGGTTTGACCCTCAAGGTGACAGTCGGGACCGGCCCTATTCGTGGTATGTGGTGGCACGGAGCATATCTTTACGTAGTATCTGGTGACACGTTCTACCGCGTGTCCAACACTTGGGCTACCACGGCGCTCGGCACGGTAACAGGCTCTGGTTTGGTAAGCATGGCTGACAACGGCACGCAAGTCATGATTGCGGCCAGCCCAGACGGTTACATCTACAACACCAGCACGGGCGTCTTTGCACAGATCACCGACCCGGACTTCCCCGGCGCGTCACTTGTGGACTATCTGGACGGCTATTTCGTATTCATCCAGCCCGACAGCCAGAAAATTTGGGTGACGGCGCTGTTGGACGGCACCAGTGTCGATCCACTGGACTTTGTCAGCGCGGAAGGCGATCCAGATAACATTGTCAGCATGATCGTCGATCACCGCGAAGTCTGGCTGTTTGGTGAAAACTCGACGGAAGTCTGGTATAACGCCGGGCTGTCGGACTTCCCGCTAGTTCGCATTCAAGGCGCGTACAACGAATTGGGCTGCGCTGCTCGCTTCTCCGTCGCCAAGATGAACAACCAAGTTTATTGGCTTGGGAAAGACTTGCGTGGGCAAGGGATCGTTTACGCCGCCAACGGCTATCAAGGTCAACGCATTTCGACACACGCGGTTGAATGGCACATTCAGCAGTATGGCGATTTGAGCGACACCGTCGGATACACCTATCAGCAGGACGGACATAGCTTCTACGTCCTGAACTTTCCGTCAGCCAGCACGACGTGGGTCTACGACGCCTCCACCGGCGCGTGGCATGAGCGTCGCGGTTGGATTAACGGCGCGTGGACGCGCCATCGTGGCGACACGCAAATGTTCTACAACAACGAGGTTTTAATCGGCGACTACGAGAACGGCAACATCTACGCCTACGACCTTGACGTCTACGCTGACAACGGCCAAATCCAGCGTTGGCTACGGTCGTGGCGCGCGTTGCCCACAGGCGCGAATACGCTCCAACGCACTGCGCAACACGCCATCCAGCTTGATTGCGAAACAGGTGTTGGACTTGAACAATATCCTGGCAGCGCGTCAGACGAACTGACTGCAGAAGACGGCGACATTCTTTTAGCCGAATACATTCAAAATGATCTCGTAACCGAAAGCGGCGAGACATTAGTTACTGAAGTTAATTTTAATGTACTGGCTGACGTTCCTAATCCGCCGTATTTATTTGACCCGCCGGTCTACTTAACTACAGCGGCGTATCCGGCGACGCCGGGTTACGATCCGCAAGTCATGTTGCGCTGGTCGGACGATGGCGGTCATACATGGTCAAACGAACACTGGCGGTCGATGGGCAAGATCGGCGTGTTTGGCTACCGCACCATCTGGCGGCGGCTGGGCATGACCATGAAAATCCGCGACCGCGTCTATGAGGTATCGGGCACTGACCCCGTAAAAATTGCCATCATGGGTGCAGAATTGCAGATCAGCGGTACAGATGCCTAACATCACCAACATCACCCCGCCTCGCGTCCCGTTGACGGACCCGCGCACGGGGCTAATTGCGCGTGAGTGGTATCTGTTCTTGTTGAGCCTGTTTAACCAGACCGGCGGCAGCGTTGTGTCGTTGGAAGACGTCCAAAAAGGCCCACCGTCTCAGGACGTGGACCTGTCGGCGCTGTTGGCGCAGGCGTCCCTGAACGCCGAGAGTTCGTCAGCGCTCCTGTCGCAATACGCCCAGCTTGCCACCGACGTGCAAGCGCTGGCGCTAGGGCCGGCCAACACGCCGCAACTTGAGCGGTTGCGGTACGGGTCGTTCTACGACACGACCGACCAGACGGCTGCGGTCATCAACACGGCTTACGCCATGACATTCAACGCAACGGACCTGTCTCAGGGCGTCTACATCGGGTCGCCGACGTCGCGTATTTACGTGGACACGCACAACGTCTACAATATTCAGTTCTCCGCGCAGTTGATCAATACGGCTGGCGGTGCGCACAGCGCATGGATCTGGCTGCGCAAGAACGGCACGGACGTTGCCAACTCGGCCACCACCGTGCGTATTCAGGGCAACAACACGGAACTTGTGGCGGCGTGGAACTTCCTGCTGTCCATGGGCGCGGGAGACTATTTTGAACTTATGTGGGAGGTGTCGGACTTGGCCGTGTCGCTGTTTGCGGACGCCGCGACGGCTGTCCATCCCGCCATTCCCTCCGTCATCCTCACCGTCACTGACAACATCAGCGCTTAGGAGGTCATCGTGACCGTCATCGTAACAGTTCTTGTTCCCGCACAGACCGCCAACAACTCGCAGTCCACCGTCTACACCGCGACAGGCGTCACGGCGATCATCGACAAGTTCACCGCCACCAACTACTCAGCCAGTGCTGCCACAATCAGCGTCAACCTGGTAAACCCCGGCGGCACCGCCAGTAACAGCGATTTGATCGTCAAGACCAAGACGTTGCAGGCGGGCGAGACGTACACCTTCCCCGAACTGGTCGGGCATGTGCTGCGGCCGTCCGGGTTCATCTCGACCCTTGCGGGCACGGCGAGTGCCATCAACATCCGGGTGTCCGGCCGTGAGGTGACGTAGTGGACGAAGCAACGCAATCCCTGATTGTCCACTTTGAGAACCTGGACCTGCCGCCCGAAGCGGCGGGCTGGCTCATGGACATCTGGCGCATGATCCAGATGCTGGACGATGTGGCGGACGGTGACCCGGTGACCCGGTCGGACCTCGACGCGGTCATCTGGTCCTCGCTGATCAGCATGCCGGCCAATCCGTTCTACCTTGCCAATATTCAGGCTTTGCAAACCGGGCTGGCGTTGCTGGTCATGAAGTGGAAGGCGTCGGACGACGCCGAGCGCGCTGGTCAGGCGGACGCCCGGTCCTTTATCTGGCGCGCTGGGTATTATGACCTGGTGCTATTAGTTGTCCTTTTGACGAAGGGCCACGCAACTGCTATGAAAGACGCCGTAAAGGTCATGCACTTGTACGGCGAAACGCTGCACGAATACCTGAAGGAGTTTATGCCATGCCGGGACCAGTAGCTGCGATTGCCGGCTCTGCGATTGTGGGCGCGGGAGCCAGCCTTTTTGGTTCGAGCCAAGCCTCCAAGTCTGCGGACAAGGCCGCCAAACAGCAAAAAAAGGCGGCTAAAATTGCAGCAGCGCAGCAGAAAGCCGCGTTGGAGCGTCAGATTGGTCTTCAGGAACCCTTCCGGCAGGTCGGCGTCAATGCGTTGGCGGAATACCCCAAGGCGGCTGAGTACACACCGTTTGGCATGCCGCAGTTCCAGGCTGATCCGGGGTACAACTTCCGTATGGCCGAAGGCATAAAAGGGCTGGAACGGTCGGCAGCGGCGCGGGGTCTGCTTCAGTCCGGCGGCACGCTCAAGGGCATTCAGCAGTACGGCCAGAACCTTGCCAGCGACGAATACCAGAACGCCTTTCAGCGATACTTGACTGAGCGCCAAGCCAAGCTGTCTCCCTTGGAGTACCAGATTGGACTGGGGCAGGCCGCTGCATCGGGGCAGGCCGCAAACGTCGGCACGACGGCTAACAGCATTAGCGAACTGACGCAGGCACTCGGCAACATCGGCGCCCAGCGGGCGGTGGCACAGGGCAATATCGCGGCCTCCACGGCGGGCAACATTGGTAACGCCTTCTCGCAAGGGGCGGGCGCGTATGGCGACTACATGGCCGCGCAACCGTACATGAACTATCTTCGGTCCATCACGCCGTCTATTGCTGGCGGAACTACAACCGGGTTAGGTTACGCTGCGCCCGCTGGCTATTCACAACCCGTTCTTTAATAGGTGATCCATGCCAATTGATCCAAGCATTATCGGCAACGTCATGGCCCCGCAAGCGGTGCAACTGCCGGACGTGAACGCCATGATGCGGACCCAGACACAGGGCATGGAGAACATCTACCAGATTGAAGCCGCACGGGAAGCGCAGGCGGCAGAACAAGCGAAGGCGCAGGAAGCCGAGGCTATCAAGGCGTTATCGCCCGCAATTGCGGCGGCTTTTGAAGACCCTAGCGACGCCGGTCTGGACGCGGCGTTCAGTTTGGTGCCAGAGGCGTTTGGTGCGGCGGCCGACGAGCAGTTGACGCAGTTGCGCGCTATCCCCGACATCAACCGTCGCAAGGCCGTGATCCGCAGCGCCTTGCTACAGGACGATTATGGCCGCGCGTTGCTGGCCCAGCTTGAGCCCACCGCCAACATGCGCCTTCAGGAAGCGACGGCTGGCCGCCGCGCCGCGCTGGATGAGCGTCGTTTGGCGCTAGAAGAGGCCAGGCTGGCGGCCGAAGCCAACGGCGAAGGCAAGATTGTTAAGTGGGTTGAGAACGATGTTGGCGATCAGACCGGGCTTGATGCGCAGGGTAACATTGTAACAACAGTTCCGGGGATCGGAAAGAAAACCGCTGTTTCTGCTAGCGCCAAGGGTGGCACGGAAGAAGCTAAGTCTAAAGTTGACGACACACTCAGCGATTTGCTTGCCTCGTATAAAAAACTTAATAAAGGCGGCGCCATCGTATCAACTGAAAACAGCACTATTGGAAACATAGCCGCCCGTACAGGCGCGGCTCTTGGGCCAAGTTTAGGCCGCGCCGTTGGTACAATAGCGCAAACAGAACGCGATTATATTCAAAATTTGCGTACTGATTTGATCCGCGACATCAAACTTGCAACTGGTATGTCATCTCAGGAACTCAATTCTAATTTTGAATTGCAATCCGCTCTTGACGCGCTAGGCGACCCATACAGCCAGTCTTTTCAGACTGCTATTCGTACTATCGAAAAACTTTCAAGTAAGTACGGTTTGGGCAACATTAAAACGACAGACAGCGAAGACATGGGCGACGGCGGTGGCATTAGTGAAGGTACGACAGCCACCAACCCACAGACCGGCGAACGTATTATTTACAGGGATGGTCAATGGCAGCCCCTCTAAACAAACTTCCGTCGGGATTTATTCTTGACGAACCGGATAGCTCAGGGCTTCCGCCGGGGTTTGCGTTGGATACCCCCGCTGCCCCGACGCTTGGTGAGCAGGCCGCCGATTTCGGACGTGGCGTGTTGCGCGGCGCGGCCTCGACTGCTGACATTATTGCCGAAAGCGTGCCGGGTACGGCCGCCATGATTGCGTACCCGTTCCAGCGGGCGGTGGGTTATCTGACCGGCCAGACTGCCGAGGACGTTGCGGCTAGTCAGGAGCGCGTGCTGGGTACGGTAGCGCAGCCGATTGGCCGCATGACGGGCGTTGCCGAGACGCCAGGCTACCAAGAGAACGCGCTGCGGGAGGGCCTTACCTACATAGCCAACAACATGGACAAGGGCGCCGATTTCCTGTCCAAGGCTACCGGCCTGCCCAAGTCCGACGTCGTCAACATGATGCAGGTCGTGCTGTCGGCGGGTCCGGCTAAAGTTACCGGCGCTGTGGTTAAAGAAGCGCCCGGCGGCGCGGCGGTTACCTCTGCCGTCCGAAAAACGGCGGAATTGCCTAAGAAAGTCACCGCCGCGACCATCAACAAGATGCGCGACGTGATCGACCCCAAGACCAAGTTCTACATGGACATCGCAGAAGGCAAGGGATCGGCGTTGGTCGCCGCTGCCCGCTCACCGCAGGCCGAAATTATCCCTGGCGTGCGCCCGACCTTTGCGCAGGCGACCGCCGACGTGGGTCTGCCGCGTGTGGCCGCCGTGGGCGAGCAGGCTGAGAAACTTCGGCCGACCGAAGCGATTGTGCGGCGGGACGTGCAGGAAGCCGGGCGCGTCGGTGAACTGAAGAAGATCGAGCAGACACCTGCGGCGCGCAAGGACGCTGAAAAAGCGCGGCGGCAGGTTTCCGAGCCTCTGTACCTGCGCGCTGAAAAAGCAGGTGACGTCGTCGATCTAACACCGACGCTGACGTACATTGAAAAGTTGGTTAAAGAAAATCCCGGCAACCCGGAATTGCTGTCGGCATTGCAGACAATTGGAAGAGGTTTGACCGATGAATACGGTAACGCCCGCGTAAACGCTAAAGAAGTGTCATCGGCGCTTGACGGCATCAAAAGGGCGTTGGTGAAAGAAGATAACCAATTTATCAAGGATCAGTTGACTGCGGTCAAGGATCAGTTGGTTAAATCTATTCCAGCCATGAAGCAGGCGCAGACAGCATTTCGTAAGGGGAGCAAGCCCATTAACGAAATGGACGTCGGCAAGTACTTGCGCGAAAAGTTGGAGACGGCGTTGCCGGAAGGAATGCAACGGGCTGGCGCGTTTGCTGAGGCGGTGCGCAGCGCTCCGCAGACCATCAAGCGGGCGCTTAGTGGGCAACCGCGCTACAAAGAATTGACTGAGGTGCTATCTCCAACGCAGAAGGCCAGCGTTGATGCTGTGCTGATGGACCTGTCCCGCGACGCGCGCGTCAAGGAACTAGCTGCGTTGGGCCGCGAGGCGGCGCCCGTCCTCAAGGAGCCAGCAGGCAAGTTCTCCGCGCCGCCAGTGTTTAAGGTCATCGTTACAATTGCAAGCGATATCGTTCGTCGGCTAGAAGGCAAGATCAACGAGAAGTTGGCGATGGACATCGCTTTGGAGTTCTTGGACGCCGATCGGGCCGCCGCCGCGCTGGAGACAGCCATGGCGCGGTCTGGACGGCGCGCTGGATCGGCCCCCGCACGGCGTCCGGGCGGTCCTGTGTCGCGCCTTGTCAAGCGGGCGCCTGTCGTCACCGCGCCGAACACAATGTCGGAAGAAAACCGCAACGCGATGTCGAGGTGACACGGTGGACTACCAAGTGCTTTTCAACCTCGCAGTAGGGGCTGTCAGTGTTACGGGTGGATGGGTCTTGAGCCGGGTCTACCATAGTCTGGATCGTCTTGACGAAGACGTGCGAAAGATCCCCATGAACTACGTCCAGAAGGATGATTTCAAGACTGCCGTCGCGGACATCAAGAACGACATCCGTACCGGCTTCGCCCAAGTGGACCGCACGCTGAACAGCCTCTTCGACCGCGTCAACGAGAAGGCTGACAAGACGTGAAGGTCAACGCCGCAGGTCTGGACTTGATCAAGAGCTTTGAGGG